CCACCCAGACCGCTGACATCATGAACCTCCTTGGCGACGCCGCCGACAACTTCACGGAAGAGCAGATCAGCGCCATTACCGCCGCCGTCTCCGAGATGGAGGACCGCCTCACTGCCAAGTACGGCGAAATGTCCGACACGGACATGGCCTCCATTATGCGCACCCCCACGAACGCGATCATCGAAGTCGTTGCCGATGAGGCAAGGCTGAACGAGTGGGAATGCGATGACGATACCTTTGAGGCCGCGCTGATCGCAGCCTCCTGCATGGGAGTGTCCACCATCGTGATTGCCGCAGATGCCGGCATTGACATCGCTGAGGCCGCCGAAATCCTCGGTGACCTCGCCTGACAACCCCGTGGTGGCCCCGCCCCGACGGTGGGGCCACCACCCCAACACCATCACAGAGAGAAACTGGAAAAATGACCGAAAACACGCAGATTCCCGCCGCCTACGCTCACAACATGCTCATGGCATGCCTCTCGGCATTCATGGGGAAGCGCGTTCAGAAAATCAAGGCAACGCTCCCGATTGAGGAGCTGCATGGCGACTACCTCGCCAACCTCGTCACTGGCCTGACGCCGGAGGAGCGTGAGTATTTCGCCGCGAGCTTCGACACACAGATCTTCGCGCACAACATGAAGAACGTGGCCGCAATCACCGAGCCGCGCGAAGGAGGCGCCCCGCACTGGATCGCTGCCCTGTGCACGGTTATCTACAGGCGTGATGACGTCAGCGTCGACGTGGATGTCATCATGTGCGGATGCTGACCGACTGATAATACCAGTGCCCCCCACCTGGGCTTTCCGGGTGGGGGGCACTGGCGTACCGTGCAGGAGATGACACGCTCAGTGTACCGTGCTGGCAGTGAGGTGACAGGTGCGAAAACGTGTGGTGTGTGTCTCTCACATACCTCTTGCGTTAAATATACGGAGGTGCGTATACTAGTGTCATCGGGAGGGACAAGCCCACCGACAGACCGAAAGGACCGAACAATGAACCCGATCATTACCTCCGCCGATCAGCTCAACTGGATCACGCCCGACAAGCTGCCAGCCGACGATTGCAGGGGCATCGACGTGGAGGGCGCATATGCGCTTGCCGTCGTCGATGACGACAACCTCCTCGCAATCTACGTCGACGTCATTGACGACGAGGTTCGCGTCACGATGGATCGCGTCTGCGGAGATGTCCGCTTCACGTCCGACGATCCGGGTGACTGGCCGGATATCGAGGCCGTCCTCCCCCGCCGCCTGTGGCCCGCGCAGGTGTGGGCAGGCTCCAAGTGGGCCGGGAAGGAACGCCCGACCTACCTGGAGATTGACACGGCTATCGCCGCCGCGCGCGTGGACTACGAGTTCGACTGCGAGTGACCCCCCATCGCCCCCGCCCCGCCACACAGGACCGGGGCACCACTATTGAAAGGACTCCCACTCATGGACCCCGATCTTCTCGCCTTCCAAGCTGCCAAACGGGTAGCCGCCCGCTTCACCGACGCGGTGCAACGGTCGACGCATGCGGTCGCGGACGTCCGTGTCGCACGCAGCGCCGAGTTCCATGGCGTGTGGGGCGTCGAACTCCGCGCCCTGAAGCGTGACAATACTGTGGATTCGCTCATGCTCATGAACGACGCCCTATACACCTGCGTCAACGGAGACGGCATCGAAACGCACGGCTGCGTGGCCGTACGCGCCGAAGACGGCGCGATCAACCACGTGCCGTGCATCATCTCCTATCCGCTGGTCAACAAGGAGGACCGCAAATGAACCCGCTCACCCCTATCCTTGCCGTTGTTGGCCTGCTCGTCGCTGCCGCGTCGGGCGGCCCCACCAACCCCACCGGGTGGGACCCCACCTGGTCGCTCCCCCTCGGGGCCGTGATCGCGCTCGCGGCAGCGGTCAGCCTAAGCCGGGACTGGCGACGCCTCTCCCGGCAGCACTCCTACAGGAAGGAAGAATATGAGAGAGAGTGATCCCGCTGCTTTCGCGGCTGGTATCTACCAGAATGTGCCCGAGTTGGATTACCACTCGGGCCGTTTTGGCCCCCACGGGTCGGTGTCATCGACGGAGGCTAAGCGTCTCCTCGATTGCCCGGCCCTTTACAAGTGGTCGAAAGAGCATCCGGCTCCACCGAAGGCCGCGTTCGACTTCGGGCATACCGTCCACGGCCTGGTGCTCGGGACCGGCCTGGATATCTACGTGCACGATCACGACAGCCTGCGCACGAAGGCCGCGAAGGAAGACATCGCGGCGGCCCGTGAGCGCGGCCAGGTCATCATGAGCCGCGCGGACTACGCGCGCGCCGAAGACGCCTACCAGGCGGTCATGAACCATCCCGCCGCCGCCGCGCTCTTCGCCGACGGGATCCCCGAGCAGTCGATCTACAGCGTGGACCGCGACACGGGCCTATGGCTGCGGGGCCGGATCGACTGGACCACGCGCGACGCCGACGGGCGCACCGTCCTCGTCGACCTCAAAACCACGCGACAGCCCCGCCCCACCGCGTGGGCGCGCGACGCCGCGAACCTCGACTACGCGGTCCAGGCCGCCTGGTATCAAACCCAATGGAAGTCGATTACAGGTGAGGACGCGGACTTCGTTCACGTCCTCGTCGGCGTGGACGCCCCCCACCTGGTCAGTGTGGTCCGTATGGATGAGTTTTTCCTTGCCGCCGGGTATGCGCGTATGCGCCGCGCGCTCGACACACTGAACATGTGCCGCGTGTTCAATTTTTGGCCCGCCTACTGTGACGGCATCACCGAAATCACCCCGCCCGCCTGGTACGCCGCCCAGGCAGACTGACCGACTGGAAAGGACACACCCCCATGACTGACAGCACTGATAAGAAGCCCCCCCGCAAGCCCACCGGCGCGCCGATCAGCATCGAAGCGCGCTTCGCCGCCGCGTGGGCCGACTGCGAGAACCCGCCCCTGGACTCGGCGAACCCGCACTTCCGCACCCGCTTCGCGTCACTGAAAGCCACGCTCGGCGTGATCCGCGCCGCGTGCGCCAAGCACGGCCTGGCCTACCGCCAGGCAATCCAGGCCCCCACCGGGGACACGCCGCCTATCCTCATCTCCTCACTCGTCGACGCCGACGGCAACACCATGCCCCTCGGCGCGCTCATTGTTGACCGCCCGGCAAACCCTCAGGCGTTCGGGGCGAACCTGACCTACGCGAAGCGCCAGCTCGCGCAGGTCGATTGGGGCATCACTGGCGACCCCGACGAAGACGGACGCCCAACCCCCACCGCCGCCGCCGACACAGCGAATGCCAACTCGACGCCCACCGCCGTGACGCCAGAACTCATCGCCGCCTGCACTGACGTCGACAAGCTCCGCACCTGGTGGCAAGCGCACCCGGACCTGCAGGACGTCATCAAGGCCCGTGTTGCCGAACTGAACGGCGGTGGGAATCAGTGAAGCCGGTCATATTCTTCACCGCCGGGATCCCCGCCCCCGAAGGGTCGCACAAGTACGTCGGCCACCGGGGCGGACGGCCCGTCGTCGCGCACGACAATCCGCGGCTGGCCGCGTGGCGTACCCTCGTCGCCCGCGACGCCCGAAACGCAGCCCGCGCCGCCGGATGGGACGCCCCCCATGACGGGCCGGTCGCCGTCCAGGCGCACTTCTACCTACCGCGCCCCAAGCGCCCGCGCTCCGCTGACCACGCGGCAACCAAGCCCGACCTGGACAAGCTGGCCCGCGCCGTCGGCGACGCGCTCGCGGCCCCCGGCGGCACCCTGGCCGAGGACTCACGCATCGTGACGTGGGTCCTGACCAAGCGGTGGGCATCCGACGGCCAACCGCCCGGCGTCCACGTCAGCGTGACCGCCCTCGACGACTAACCACACGCCAAAGCGCCCCG